ATAGTATTAACTGCCTCATTTGTTTTAGGGTCAATCAGTCTCCAGTCTTCATCATTTTTAACTGCATCTAAGAATGCATTAGTAATGTTTACTCCATTGTGTAAATTTAAACACTTTCTGTTTATATCTCCACCTGATTCTTTTCTTATATTTATAAACTCTTCTATCTCTGGATGACTTACATCCATATATGCAGCATATGAACCTCTTCTAGTTGTGCCTTGATTAAAGGCTAACATCTGTGAATCTACTACATGCATGAAAGGAATTGAGCCAGTAGAACGACTACCGTGAGTAGTAGAAATACCATTGCTCCTAACATCCCCCCAATATCCACCAATGCCTCCACCTGAACTTGCCAACCATATGTTTTCATCATAATGATTAGATAGCCCACTCCTACTGTCAGGTACATAATTGAGAAAGCAGCTAATAGGTAAGCCACGAGTTGTCCCCCCGTTACTAAGGATAGGAGTGCTAAACATGAACCACCTATTGGAACTGTATTCATAAAGTCTTTGAGCCATTTCATAATCTGTTTCTCCTTTAAATGTTGCACCGAATACTGATGCTCTGGCTAGAGCTTCTTGTGCATGTGTTTCATTATCCCAAAAATATCTATCTTTGAGTGTGTCTATACTAAATTTATCAAAATCTTTTTCTCTGTCATAATCTATAATTATACCTAAGTAAGACTTCTTTCCAACTTTATCTTCAATCATTATATTCCTCTATGTGTAAAGCTATTATAGCATAATGTATAATCTTAAGTAGCTCTAATCTTTTGTTATCTTTTTTACCATATCTCATAGCATATTTCATAATGTTTCCAATACAAAAACCTTCTCCATATCCTGAATCTATAATCATATCTGTAGCTTGATACTTACCATCTCCATAATGTTTCTTATATGTTTCATGTATGTAATCATCTATCTCTTCTAGTATCTTAGTCTCACTAAACTTTGTCATTTAAATTTACTCCCTTCAAACCAAGCAACCAGACTTCTTCTAGTGCCAGAAGTCACAGGCGTAACTCTATGTGTAGAAAAAGAAGGGAACACTAATATATTACCTAGCTTTCTAATATTATCAGGAGATGAACTATGCATAAATTCAAAGTCACCACCTGTATAGTCATTAGATTCTGAAAGCTGTAATGTTAAACTTAACTTTCTATGAAAAGCATTATCTGTATCTAGAAATGTATCTATATGCCAGTTATAAAAATCTCCTGCATCTTCATCTCCATTGTAAACAGTATACTGAATTGAATCTAAATACTTTACATCAAAGTCATAAGACAATCTGTTGGCTGCATTAATAGAGTTCCAAAATCTAGGAGCAATAAAGTTCCAAAGAGGCATATGGTCTGGGTTTGCTGTAGTTATAAAAGCAACATTCCCTTGTCTATGTTTTGTAACTTTTTGTTCTGAGCCTTCTCCTGTTGTAGCATCTTGTATATCTAACAACTTTTCACATTCATTTATTATATGGTTACAGTCTTCTTTTGTAAACCAATCTTCAAATAACATACAATTTTTCATTCGTTCTCCCATTCATAATTTTTTACTAATTGCCAATACTTTAAAATACTATTGAACATCTCTTTGTGTTTGGTATGAGAATCTTTATCCCATACATGAAATAAAACAATACTTGTGTCTGCTCTATCAACAAAGATAGAAACTCTTTCTGGATTATCTACTCCCATACCTTGAGCATAGGCTGATAACTGCATACCATGCTCATCATATACTAAACGAGAAGGGTCTTTGCCTTTTAAGTTATCTTTAGTCTTAAAGTCTACAAAGACATTATCGCAATATAAATCTATCTTGCCACCATATCCTTGAGGTGCACAGAAAGACCCCTCTGCTGTCCAGTTATTGAGTAATGGATAATTTTTATCCAGCCATTGTTTTATTATCTTGTAAGGTTTATATTTTCTTTTACCCTCAAAACCTCTTTCTATTTGAGCATGAATCTTGGTGCCTTCTTTGGCAGCTTTTAAGCCAATCTGTCTAGCCTCTTGCTTACATCTGTAAACAAAAGAATTCATGTCTTCTAGTTCATTTGCTTCTAATATGGTGGCTGCTTTTATAGCTTGAGTAATCTTCCAATTCTCAAGTCCGGGCTTTGCTATCATACCAATGATGGTAGTAACAGATGGAACAAGTCCATAAGCTTTAGCATCTCTTAGTGTGGTATTTCTTTCTTTACCATTAGCACCAATTAGAGTATATGCAGGGTCTCCATTATGGTCATACCAATGACCTGATTCGGATGTAAATTTATTATAGTTATCTAATTTAGATTTGTCAATAGTTTTAGTCATCTTTTAGGTCCTTAAATGTTTTAAATACATCAGTAGTAAATAATTTTTGTATACTAACCAACCACATTCGACTTGCATTGTGGTCTCCACCACTCACAGATTTTTTAAAGTCTAGTTTATCCATTAACTTTCTAAGTTTTGGAACTTCAAATACAAGTGTGCAGAATATGTGGTCATCAATACATAAGTTATGAAACCAATAGTCTGCCTCTGTAGTAGCAATACCAGATGGTTTACCATATGATTCATACTCAATACATATATTACCTGTTTTCATCCACATACCTTTTTCAGATTTTACTTCAATCTTTTTATTAGTAAGCATGTTAGCTATCTTTTCTTCTCTTATAGTTCCA